AACTACCCCCTACTGTTCTTCTAACAAACTGGGTTAAATTGCCAGTATCAATAAGATAAGCACCGTCAAGAACTCCTGTCGGCTTGGTTTCTCCATCCGCTATGGTAAATCTATCACCTGCATATCTCGTAATCGCCATAATTATGAAAAGCTAAACGTGAACCCGTAAAAAGCCCCGCTATTCCAATTTCCGTCAACAGTACTGGTTTTTATTCTCACCTGATAATCTCCCACCGCCGTTAAGTTCTTGGTGAAAGTCCCAATACCATTACTGGTCGTATAGCTGCCGTAAATCCTATTATCTTGACTTACCCACTTATCGGAATTTCCTCTAGGTTCTCCTTTGGGGGTATCTGTTGTATTAACTATAGAAGTTAAATCATTACCCGCATAAAGTTTAACTTGCTGCATGTCCATATTGTAAGCTAAAGTTGATCCGTTTAAATCGGTTTCCTCATTTAAGGCGCTATTACTAGCGAAACGGTTATCACGAGGAGCTGCCCCAGAACAAATTAGCTCTACTGTTCCGTTAGGGTAAAGGAGGTGCATGGTCACGGAATCGTAAAAATTAGAAGCGGTCTCGGTATCAGTGTCTTGCCCCAGACCGGAGGCCTTTATTTGGAAGGTAGAAGAGGATGCTAAAGTAAATCTTCCCGTAGCTTCTCCGCTCTGAATAAAATTATTGTAGTGAGTATATAGAAAATCATCGTTGTTATAAAGTACACCTTCTCCCAATCCTGAATCGTAAGCGCTCCACCAATCAGCTTCGTTTTCTATGGAAATTCCCAATCCATTGCTTATAACTGTCCACGGTTTTTCTTTATGGTAAGCCGAAAGATCCTGAAACGCAAGTGTGTTGTCGATGCCCCCATTTAGAAACCATCCAAAATAAGCTTCGGAACTTGAAGACAAAATATCTGAGTCATAAGAGGTATAGTATTCGTCAGAATAAACCGTAAAGGGAAAATTTGAAACCTGATCTACCGGAATATTATTGTACAAAGGGGACCCATCTCCGTGACTCCACCACAGTCCCGTTTCCCACGCAATTACATCAGCAGATCCATCTGGTTGCTTTTTCCATAAGGCGGTTGGAAAATTCAGTCCCATTATTAAGATATAACATATCCAGTTATAGCGGAAGCAAAAATTGTATTATTGATTTTTACAAAAGTATAAAGTGTAGTTTTTCCGTTTACCAAATTGGGTGAAGCACCAGCGTATTCCCCTCCCCATTCTACCGTGTTAGGAAAACCAACAGTAAGATCCGAGCCCGCCGTATTCTCGACGTACATCGTTAAAGTTTGCCCTTCGGCAGTATTAGAAAAGAGAAAAGTAGGACTACTTGCGGCTGTCATATACTGAATACTTGAAGCGCTCCAATCTACCGTGCTATTTGTGGGAGCCTCATTATTGTTGTGGGGAGTAGTTGCTGAGCGTTTCCTTACGGTTATTTCATCTATTGTTAGACTTCCCGGCGTAGCTACTGTTAAATTACCATTGTTAAAGTTCACATTTCCAGAAATAGGAGTATCTGCTAAATCCAAAGCTTGACCACTTATTGCGACATTCCTTAAGCCAGACAAAACCAAATCCCTTCCCCCTATAACTACTATAGATTTATCTCCAGAATTATATATATGCGACTCAGGAGCACTTTGAAACCTAACGTCACCTAAATTAATTATGCTATTGGACTGCATATTGATGCGCGTAGTCGCGTCACAATTACCCATATTGTCTCCTCCCACAGGATTTCCGATCCCACTTCCGGTAGTGAGTAGTCCGTTGTCCTTATTCACCATTATGTAAGCGTGTGTGTTTCCCGCCGCGCTAGAACTATCTACCCAGTTAGAGTTATTTAAATAAACATCTTTCGTGCCAGATACGTAAGCGGCAAATCCTAGCCGAGGGTTGCCGCTATTTTGTTCGGGGTTTTGCCCATTAAGTACGTATTCGGCTATTTGGGAAGCTTTGACTTTTTTTGTTTCGAACGCGCTTACGTTCCCGGCCCCAACAGGGAAAACGAAAGTTCCGCTAACGCTCTCCCCACCTTCTAGACCTGCTAATTGAGTTATTTTTTTGTTTGCCATTTTTCCTTAAGCCTTATTGTAATATACACTTTTTTTTAATAGAGGGGGATGAGATTTGTTACCAATAAAGTCTCATTTTCTTCCTGCAAATAGAACCCATTGTCCACTCCCCCTTCCAACAATATAAAGTCTTCCACCTTCTCTGCCCCCAGCACCCCACTTATAAAGAATCCGTTTGAGCGGTTGTCCGGATCTATTTCTACCGTAAAAGAAGCATCAAAGATCTTATTATTACCAATCGACGAACTATAATTAAAATTCTCCAATTTGGCCCCCACAAAGGAATAACGCAAAGCTTCGTCTCCCCGATTAATAGGTATGGCTCCGGCGTTTATAGGCGGAGCTATGCTCGTGGGGCAAGTTATACGAGGGTTAACTTGTAGAGTAAAATCATACCCACTATTAATGTTTACAAGGTCAACTAATGAGCCGCTGTTGCCGGATTCTACTATTCCATTTAACGAGAGGGACGCAAAAATAGGTGTATTAGGACGGTTGTCTACGGGAAATCTATAGCCCAGTGTACCAAGAGGTTCTTTGTTCAGTTCGATCCCAATCTCATAACTTTGGATGTGAAGTTTATTGAAATCTACCCCTAACCCTGAAAACGAATCCGTAGTTAAAGAAATATCACCGGGCCTTAAGGCGGAATATCCTTCTTCCGCTAGTATTCGAGGAATAACAACATCAGACCTGTTGTTTAAACCTCCCGTTTTAGTATCTATGTCCGGAGCTTTAAAACCACTTCCGCTGATATCGAAATTAATATTGTAGCAAGTATAAGCGACAGAAGCGGCGGGAAATCCACCCACCTGCCCGTTGGTGGCGTAAGAATTCAAATAACAATTCCCAAAAGAAATAACATCATAAGACGGGGCATTATTGTCAATGCCTTGATAGATATCAGGTTGAAGAAAATCTTCTTTCAGGTATTCTTGATTAATATCGGTGCCCTCGGGATTAACAGCTACGTAAATATTTCGACAATCTCTGTACTGGTTAACTGAAAATTGTTGGTTAGGCCTTTTAATTTTAGCGTTCTTATTGGTTTCGAAAAAGCCAGATAAAATAGAAACATCTAAGTTATCGGAGTAGTAAGGGGTTCCCTCTTGGGGATATTGAAATTGCGGATAATTTACATTTAAGCCCAATCGTGCTTCGTTTTTGGTACCACACAATAAATAATTAAAACTTAAATCAACCGTGGGATAGTTAACAATTTCTCTGGCTATGAGCCCGCGTTTGTTTAACTGGTTGATGTCTGTGGGAGGAGTATTAATTGTGTAATTTACCCCTTGGATACGATCAATGCTATGAAGAAGATTTAATTGCTGATAAAGATTGGCGTGATCATTTGAGGGAGCCCCCCCATTATAACCTACGAAGTTGTATCCACTTTCCGGTGCAGGACCGACATATAAGGCCTGACAATTGTAAATTACATTTGGCCGCGCCATTACTTTTCCCCTTCATGAACACTTGCATATAATATCCCCGCTAAGAAGTCGTCTACCTGATGTTCGTAAGCAACATCCTGAACTTTCTTAACTCTTTCGTGATTTCTGTCTGTGGGTTCGGCTGCATACCTTCCCGCTTTAGCCAACCAGTTTGGTGGGTCTTCGTTAGCTATTACTATATTCGTTATTTCTCGAGCCACTTCCTTCTGTTGCTTACTTAATCTTTTACGTTTGTGCAATTGCCTTAGGGAGGCTTCTACCTCTAGGTTCAACTTGTCCGAAAGATTTAAATGCTCTTGTATGCGAGAAAGACTAAAATTAAGAGCCGCCTTGGTTCCTACCGGAGTCTTTTTGTCCTCCTCCTTTGGCTTCTTGGATCCCGCAGGGCGTCCAGACATTTGCGGCATTTTAGCTCCCCCTATCAAGGGCTCGTATAATCCCTCGTTCTTGTGCTCTTGAAACTTCTTCTGTGATTCCAAGGACTCTTCCGGGGTTGGGAAACGACCGGACTCGATAGCCTGCATTCCTTCCTCTGCGGTAAGAACACCTAGCTCAATCAAACGGCTATAGATTCTTGAATAGACAGACGTGTCTCTCAGGTCTACCTCTTCAAAATGGGCATCAGGATAATTCTTGAATCCCATTTCCTTTGAAACCCTTCTAATCTCAGGCATTAAAAAATTCTCCAAGAAGACTCGTCGTCCCTGCTTGAGTCTTTCCATGAAGACTTGAACCTTGATACTTGTATTAGCAAATTTCTCATCACTCAACAGGATGTTATTTAACCCCATTTGAATGTCCTGATTAACCACGTCGTACTTTTTAGGGTCTAAGATATTGCCGATATCCGGAATAACGAATTTCGCATCCGTCGTGTAGTCAGAAATCAAAACGCGTCCCACGGACTCGTTTTCAAAGAGCTTCTGCATCGCCATTAGATTCTTCTGATTAACTCCTCCATCCTCTGGTTTGGCCCCCATGGTTATCAACAGAATAGCTTGATTAGTAGTCCTAGCCACGGCCATGTCCATTTGCTTCATTTCCTGCTTCCAGTTTATGTCCTCCAAGACAGGGTACCCCATAGGAACTGAAAACGGCTCGTAGTCCTGCTTTTTGTAGAAAACAGCCACAAGCCTATCGGTATTAAGCGGAATCGTGACAGCGGCCATTCCTGTATTCTTGGTGTCTTTTATCAGTTTTTTAGTTTGCTCTGGTAGGCTTTCGAAAACCTCTTTCTGTTCCTCTGTTTGCGGGTTTCGCAAAATTTGAAGTTCGTAATCAGTGACGACTTTATAATAAACCCCCGTACTAAACGCTATGCTACCTTGTAGCTGAATATCCGAAGGGTTAAGAATTATATACTTCGAGGGAATTTCAATATTCTCATTAGCTTCACTCAATCCAAATGTTTGGTTAATCTTAAAAGCGTCACTTTTTTCCATCTTGGAGTTGAACCGATAAATGAAAACGTTACCTGACCTATAATACTCGCGAAAAAATCTACTCTGAAGATCATCGATATTTATTTTCCTGAATAACGTCTCAAAAAACTCCCTAGATTTACGACTTCCACCAGTGTAGTACAAATTACTGATAGAAAACTCAGTCATCAAATCAATGGTATTTCTAAAAACCGAGAAATTGTAATAAGCTTTTTGGCAAAGAATTATAGTGTCCCTAACGTCAATATTTGAGTTATTGGAAACCCCGCGAGTATACTTAAACGGTATCATACCGTTTTCAATATTCCTAAAACGATCGGTTCTGACGATGTCTGCGGCCCTATTTCGACGTGTACGTGTAGAGCTAGCTACAGTTTCATGCTTAGCCATTAAAGGTTCCGCACCTTGTTCCGTTTTCTTCTTTACCGCCATCTTTTACTTTAAAATTACACCTAAGCTAACATTCTGGGAGTAAATGTATGATTAACTTGCTCCACCTTGGTATTTTTAAGATCATTATAACACTTAATAGCCCAATTCCCCAACATTAAAGTCGTATAGTTGTCCTTACGGGCTCGGTTTACCGCCGAGCTTCTCTTGAGATGCTGAGGCAAATCGAATGTCTGGCTTCCTTTCGCTGTAGTTTTAACCTCTACCAGCGCGCACTGCTTTTTCGACTGGTGAACTATGTCGTCCTGAAATTCAATAAGGTCGCCTTTGTTTTCGTAGGGCATCATCTTAAGTGGAACGGCCTGCGATGACACTTTGTCGAAGAAGCTTCCACAAGCAGCAGTTCGGGAAGCGAACCAAATCCTCTTATGATCAATGGACGCTTGAAGATGCTCGTTAGCTTCGCGAAGAAAAGTAGTTGAGAACAACTGCTTGAAGCAGATTACGTTTTCTTTTCGGTTGTATTGGCGTTTAGCTGTTAAAAGCATTTTTTGGTACTCAACCCCATTCTTGTCGCTATTGAAATCAAAAAACTTAATATCTATGCGGGAGCTTTGAAATAGCTCGGATTCATTGGCGCTATCGATGAACTGGTACCCTGCGTTATCGATGATAATCATCGAAAATTTAAAGTGGGTTACTAGATAGTGAAGGTATTTTATGTGGTTCTTTAGGTCTCCTCCGGCAACCGCATACCCATGAACCAGCGTGGAAAACATAGGCCTCTCTTCGTCCAGCTCGAGAATAGACATTGCAAAAAAATCAGACGAAGGGCTATTGCTAAAACTGGGATCAATAGCTAAAATATACTCCTTGTCGGGCTCTCCCTTTACTAACGTATGCTGCTTTTCTCCATCAGGAATAGTACATGCGTGCATTTTTCTTGCGCTGAAATAACTATCACTCCCATCCGTAAACTGAGCCGCGTACTCCCTCATGAAAGATGAATTTGACGCTCCCCCCGCCCGAGCTTCCTCGATCACGGTACTATCAATCATGTCAGCAGGAATAGAATCAAAACCCATTTGCGAAATAAAATAATTAGATTGCATAATATCATCCGAATAAATATTACCCATCCAATCCTTATAGGTTCGGTATAGGTTCTCGAAACTATAGCTAGCAGAAGATAAAGCTATCATTTTAGAGTTGTTCGCGAATACAATCCGATCCGCCTCTTTCATATCGCCCTTCGCAATAAGGTCGTCCTCCATCTCCCTTATCCTTATTCGCTCCGCCATATCTTGAGGAGCAACCAAAAAAGGCATCAGCACTGATTTAATAGTATCCTCTGGTAACAGCAAAAACTCATCCAGAACCAGAATGTTAGCGCGAAAACCTCGAATCTTTTCCCCACTCAACGGAATAGCTGTTATGGTGCCTTCGTTAATTTTCCATTCGAACTGATCGTTACGCTTAGACTTCGCGCCGAAAGCGTGAGCTAGCATCTGTGCCTCCTTAGACTCTACGATCTTTTCGATATTGTTAAAAATAAAGCGCGCTGTACGAAAAGTAGGGCCAGCGATGAGGATCTTAGTACGAGGCTCAAAAATGCACTGGAGGAAGCAATAGACAGCCGCAATGAAAGTTTTTCCGCAACCACGTCCCCATACGCACATGCTAAAGTTCCTATTGAAAAAAGCCTTTAGGGTTATCTCTTGATAAAGGGCTAATTTAATTCCCGATAAAAGTTCGGTTGTGAACCCCAGATTAGACCTCATAAACTTAGCTAGTGTGATTTTAGCCTGTCGATCCCCAAGTTCCCCCTTTAGCGCAAGGGACTCCTTGTTTATGTCAACAATG